TCAAACTCACCCTTTTGAATACGTTGCTTTTCTTCTGCTTCTTTTTGTGTCTTTACAGCATTGATAGCTACGTCAATATCATCTACACCTAATTTTTTAAACATTGAACCTCGTTCTTTAGCTAATCGTCTTTCAACAATATTATTAACTTCATCTTGTGTGAATGTTTGTGCTTGTGGTGTTTCTTGTACTTGAGGTGCTTCTTCTTCTTTTGTTTCAGTAGTTTGTTCTACTTGATTTTCTTCTGCCATTTCTTACTCCTATATATCCCAGTTTGGGTCTGTTGGAATCCAAGTATGTCGGCATCTATAACCACCTCGAACAATGAATGGGTCGCCAGTTGATTTTCCTTGCCAACCTTGATTATTCCAAATATCCCGAATTTCTTTTTCGGTTAATGTTTTATTTAGCATATTCTGACAAAAAGGTCTACTATCCCTTACAAGTGTACCAGTATATGTAAAATGATTTAACCCAGACTCTTTTGCTTTTGCTACAGTAAACTGACCATGAAACTGCATAACTGAATCATGTGCTATTTGACTTGCATAACGTCTTAGGTTGTTTCCCGCCCTATCAGAAGCATATTGGGTGTGTAATTTCCTTACAGCATCTTCAACTTCTACCCTTTTTGCATTATCAAATTTATTCTCGTTTATAAAATCAACTAATTCATTTATTTCCCGAGTGTTTGACTTTTTGTAAACACCATTTATATGTGATCTGATATTACTAACCATATCTTCAAATGGTCTACCCGCTATTGTACTTTGGTAAACTTCGTCATTTATTATTTTTAAAAATCTTTCAGCTATATCTTCAAAACCGCTAAATGATTGATATTTAAGGGCATTTATGGTTTGTAAATCTACTTCGGTAAGACTTTTAAATTTTGCGGGTATTGGCATTTTACCAAATGTATCTAACACTTCTTTGGCAATCTTATTATATTCTTCGTTTATAATTATATCTGCTTCTTCTAGGAATGAAGTTTGTATTAGATTTCTTATTCTTGGCTGTAATTGTATTGCTAGTCTTTGTGATACAAGCTGACCTTTTGTTGCTCTTGTAACTTCTTTTACAACATCTTCTTCTAGCTTGTATAAAACATTAATTATACGTTCTTCATGCTGATCTGCTAATTTTTCTAAAATTCTGGACATTACAATGGAAAATCTTTTTTCCACGCTTTTATTGACCAGAAAGCGGGTGATAAAGACTTTTGTCCTTTTACTTCTTTAAGAACACCACCCATTCTAGCTAAGAATGATCTTTGTCTTGCGGGTATGCTTTTCTTAATAGACATACCTCTAGCACCAAAAGTAACTTTATTTATTTTACCTGTAGCTTTGTTTTTGACGTAAACACCAAACTTTTTTCTTTTAGATTCTGCTGTAGATAGCCTAAAAGGTTTATTTAATTTTACTTCTTTTCCTCTGTATTTAGCCATTGCTTATCATCTAATCTTTCGTTTGTTATCATTCCACAAGCTATACATTTATAAACATCTTTTAGCTCGGTTTTTTTAAGTGCAACTTTGCACCTAATACAAAATTTAATTTTTTCTTTGTCCATATAATCATTTCTTTTTTCTGTTTCTCTTTTGTGCAGTTCGGATTATTTCTTTGTCAAATGTTGCCCTTGCACCTAATTTTATTAGTTTATTTACTCTAGCCATAGCCCACGCTGACATGGGTATTCTAGGTCTTGAACCCGCAGATAAAAATGCACCTTGCCCTTTTTTGTATGACCTTTTTAAATCAGTAATATTGAATAATTTAGATTTTTTTGCTTTTGCTCTAAGTGTTGCAACAACTCTAGCTGATAAAGGTTTTCTAAATTTACTTGCCATTATGCCCTGTTCCTTCGCCTTAATAATGCTAGGGGTATTTTTGCACCAGACCTATATAAAGCACTAATTTGTTTCAATAAGTTTGCCCTAGCATTTCTTTTTGCACCTTTTAGACCAGATAGATATTTTTTTGGAATACCTGTTTGTTTGTCTTTAGGAACTAATCTACGCTTCTTCTTCTTCCTCGCCAACTGTTTGTCCTTCTACTTCTGTTGTTGTAAATTGACCTCTAACTGTTCTGGTGTTGTCAATTTCTTCATTTATAGATTTTATCATTTCTGAATCATCAATTACAGCCTGTGCTATCTGCTTATCTAATTCTTTGTTAAATGTTTCTGATTTTATGCCACTAGCTTTTGCCATTTGTAGATATTGTAAATCATTCGCCCAATCTCTAATATCAAATGTATCTGGATAATTTATTGAACCATCAAACTGCTTATCTTGCCACATAGCAAACAATGACCATATCTGTTCTTCTGCATTTTCAAGATAATCTGCTTTTTCTGACAACCTAGCATTTAATAATTGAAATTCTGTTTGTAGTGCTATCCCACTAGCTATCTGATTACCAGTTGCCCTTACAGAACCCATATGAGTAATTCTATCAATGGCGTCAACTTTGTTTTGAATACATTTCATAATACCATCTAAGTTTTGTCCGCTTGGCTGTATTATGTAAGGTTTTAAACTAGCATCTAAATCTTCTGGAACTTCTATAATTGCACCCGCACCCGCACTAGCTTCAACATTAGGGGTTTTTACCAAACTTGGGTGGTTTGCTAATCTAATCAACTGTTCTTTTTCTGAATAGTCGTTGTAAATAGATTGCTGTAGATAAGCAACATCTGCTAAGTCGCTGATTCCTATAGGTCTTTTAGCACCTCTAAGATTATAAACATTTACTGCGGGTATCTTGCCTATTGGGTTAGGAACTTCTTCTAATAACCTATAATCACCTTTTGAATATTCTTCTTGATATTCTTCTACTTCATAAGTGCTAATTGTTTCTTCTGTAAATACTTTAACTATTGCCCTATCTACATTTATATCTTCAACAACCATCAACATATCTAAATAAAATCTACCACTAGCTGACCTTGCATAGTTCCAGTTTACAACATTTTCTGGTGTATATATTGAAATGTAAGGTCTAATATCTTGTGCTAATTCTTCTGCTCTAGTCTTTGCATTTGATTGTGGCTTATCAACAATTACCCAACAATTACCATAAATACTAGCGTTCATCTGCACTTCCCGCATAATCGTATTAAATGATCTACCATCTAAGTCTGCATCAACTAAAAATGAAGATAATTGTTCATCACCATCTAAACTACCATAATCTCTTGTTGGTGGTACTCGCCATAAAAAACTTGTGTATATTTGAACTACGTTTTTGCAATGGTTATCTACTGGGGTATGTCTAATCCTAGCATCATATTCTTCTGGTGATTCTAAAACATATCTGTGCAAGTAATATCCATTTTTATAGTCATTACCGCCTAAGTAACTACGAATATAAAACTCCCAGTTACCTATGTTCTTATCCCATAGTTCATGTTTGCTAGTTAGTGTTTCCCTGTTCATCAACTCCACCTTTTAGGTTGGCTTGGTGCAAAATTCCTTCTAAGCGGAAAATTATACTCTACTAAATATCCTAGAGCATCATTCATGTGGTCGTAACCACTATCTTTATCTGGAATATGTGTACCTTCCTTGTAAATCTGTCTTTCTATGCTTTTGATCGCATTTTTACAGAATTTAACAATAAATAAGCTGTTTTTACCATTTACGTTTTTCAGCTTTGAATTTACTGCGTTAATCCTATCCCTTACTAAAGGTGCTGTACTTCTACATCTTACATCAAAACCATTATTTTTCAATATAGCTAAATCAGTTAATCCACCCGCAGACGTTTTTCTTTGCCTTGCACTTGGGTCTGGATAAACAACTATCTCTTTATTCTTGTATCTGGTTTTAATTTCATCACACATTTCATTCGTATTACTGCTATATATTTGTATCTCATCTACCACAAAAATTCTATCATTTTCTATAATACATACTACAGCACTCATTGGGTCTACATTGAAGTCTAAACCAATATGTAAAACCCCTGTATTTTTATTATATTTTTCAATTATATTTTTATCTCTACTAAAATTATAATAAATCATTCCAGAATAGTTTACAAATGTAGCTTCATATTCTTGTTGGAATGTTCTTAAATCTAAATCTTGTTTTGCCTGTTCTATTTCATCTTCTGATACTTGTTCACCTTCTAGGGTTGTATATTGGAAACTTTTCCAATCTTTATTGTTTTCACCCATCTTGTATAGATCATATGACCAGTTACCAAAACCTCTAGGTGTTCCACAAAATAAAGCATGACCTTCTGTATCTGATAATGTAGGTCTAAGAACTTCATACCAAGCTGTTTTGTTAATATCTTGAAATTCATCAAGTATTAGAAAGTTCAAACCAACACCTCTAAGGCTACTTTCGTTATCGCTTCCCCTAAGTGTAATCTGACTATTGTTTTTTAGTGTAAGTGTTAAATCACTATGGTTTATACTCTTTACCCATTTATGATATATCATCTTTTCTTTCAATACACCCCAACAAATAGCTTTTGCTTGTCTATAACTTGGTGCAACATACCAGACTTTTTTATTGGGAATACTTGCAAACTTAGCTATTTCATTAATAGCAACAAATGTTTTGCCAAACCTTCTACCTGTAATTAGAACCCTAAATCTTGAATCATCTTGTATTACATTCTTTTGTGGGTTTGTTAATGGCATCTAATCAGCAGACCATACTAAAGGTTCATCTAATTCTGTTTGTTCTATCTTATCTTGTTGTCCTAGCATATTCTTTCCGAGAAAGATTTGCATTGTAACATTACCCGCTTCTGCTGAATCCCATTGCAATTGTCTTAGCCTTGTTTTTCCAGATGCCCTTCCTT